GTCCATCTCACCGCCGAAAATCGCCAACTCGCCCGCAAGCGCGTCCTCAGCATTGAACGACGGCCCCTCCTCGACTCCATCGAGCGTGCCGGCGAGCGCCTCGACCAGCTCGAGCGGATACGCTTGCGAGGACAGGATGATCGGCGGCACGACGTACACGAGCCCGGAGAACGACATCGACGCGGTAAAGGCCACGTGCCCGCGGCTCTCACCACTATGCTCGAGCGCACGCAGGAACGCGCCATCCACCGCGCGTTGCACCGAGCCGTCAGGGTGCCAGATTTCGACATCTGAAAACTCGTTGCCATACCACTCGGTCATCAGGATCTGGAAGTTGTCGACGGTCGTCACGCCCTCGACATTCAGGTCCACGCTGTGCGAGTCACCCTCAGGAAGCACATGGCGCCAGCTGTCCTGCTCACCCTCGGTCACGTCAATCGATTCCGTCGACATGCCGACCGATTTGGTGCGAACAGCCGCAATCACCACGTTGTCCAGGACAACGCGGAATGATCGGCCGACCCACCCCATCGTGCTCATCAGTTCACCTGCGCCCCCATGATCGTGCCGACGACATCGTACGCGATGTAGGAGTCGCCGTCAACTGCAACGCCAGCCGCGCCACCGACGCCACCGAAGTCATCCCCACTCATCGGCCCCGGCGGATCGGGCGGCTGAGGCTCGCCATCCGCGCCGGCCACGCCCGGATTACCGCCCGCGCCGGCCGCATAGGTCACGTTCGACGTGTTACCGACGCCGCCCGCGTCCTTGGTGCCCGGAGCGGCCGGGAAGGCCCCCGAGTTCGGCTCTCCGGTCTCACCCCCCAGTACACCCGCGCCGCCGCCACCGGGGCGTCCGTAGGTCGTCGCGCCGCCGCTCGAGCTGCCGCCGCCGCCGCCGCCACCACCCCGGATCGAGCCCGAGTTGGTCACGGTAATCGGGTAACGCGTATACAGGCCCGTACCGCCATCCTGGCCATCTTCGGCCACAATTGAGCCGCCGGACGGGGGCACGCGACCATCACCACCTTGGCCGCCTGCCCCGCAAATGTCGCCGCTGTTGAGCAGGATCAGCGTCGGACCTTCCGGCCAATCGCCCACAATCATCGCCGGATCGATCACGCCGGGAATTGCAATCGTAGCGTTAAAGTTGTCGACGGACCAGTTGCTATCACCCCAACGCGCCACGATGCGTGGCCCCCACGTAGCCGCGCCGACAGGTGCAGCACCGATTACGGAAAGCTCGGTCCACACGTCGTTCGCCGCCGCGCTCGACAGGCCCGACACGTTGATGCGCTCCTCACCGCCTACGATCGTGCCGTCCATCTCCATTTCGACGTAACTGAGCAGCGCGCCACCCGCGTCATACCACGCGATTTGCGGCATGATGCGCGCGTAATCGCCGCCTATGTGACTCAGCACCTGCACAGTCATCGTGAGGATTTGGCCAGGCAAGATCGGGATGCGTGCTGCCGACACTGCAAACAGCGCCGCCCCGTTCGGATTGTCTTCCCAGCCCATCTTGAGTGAGTACGCGCCTGAGTACACGTCATCGGCCGTGTCGATGCGATGCGAGCCGAAGCCGACGAAGCCCCAGCCCGTGTCACCCGACTCAAACCCAAAGTTGTACGTGGCCTGCGAGACCGGCGTCGGCATGCCAGGAATCGAGCCTACGTTGATGCCGCTCTCGACAATAAACGTGATGATGTCGTAGTTATTCGGCGTCGAGTAGATCTCGTCGAACAGCGTGCGCAGATTGACGTTGTAGCGGTCGACATCGATCACGACCGTCTTGTCGCCTACCTCGCTCGCGAACAACATCTCCTCAGCCGTGATCTGCCAGCCCTCGTCATTAGGCTCGAGGCTCGTCACCTGTACGGGCACCGTGACCGGTAGGCCAGTATCGTCCTGCAGCTCGTAGTACCGCACCTGCGCGCCGCGACCGAGATCCGGCACACTTTCATTCGTACGGAACAGCTCGAACCCGATCTTGCGCGGCGGATCGCGGTAGCGCGCTAGCAGCAGCTCATTCAAGCGCTCCGCGGCGGACCGGTTCGTCTGGATGATCCAGCGCGAAAACACTTGCTTGATCGCGGGGCCGTCGTATTCCTCCTCAGCCTCGAGGTCAGGTTGTATAGCGAGCCCGCCGTAGCTCGAGCGGTCCTCGAGACGCAACAACGGATTGCGCAGCCCGTAAAACGTCCATGCCTGCGACACTCGTTTATCGGGTTGCTCCGCCGCGCCGAACGTCTCCTCGCGAATGGCGTCGTCGTCGATCACCGCGGCCGTGGGCGTGATCGGCCGCAACACGGCGAGCTTAATCTGCTGGATGAGCGGATCACTCCACACGATGAGCCCGGCCTGCAGAATCAGCTCATTTGCGAGCTTGCGCACGTCGGTCGGTTCTGCGATCTCGGCCGAGTACAACCGCCCCAGGTTCGTGTCGACCTCAGTTTGCCAATCGGACAGCGGAATCCACGCGGCGTCGATGTCCGAATAGCTCGTGAACAGGTCATACAAGATGTCGGCGACGCTCTCCGCCTCATAGATGAGGACGAGCTGTACGCGCTCCTCCTCCTTGTGCTCGACATCGGGAGTGTTGGATGAGGCGCGCACCAGCGTGAGCACGTCACCCACGCGCGTGAACTCACAAACCTCCGAGCCGCCGATGGCGACCTCACCCTCAACAGGATACTCCAAATCACCGATGCCCACGGGCGAGAGCGAGCATGAGAGGGCTCCGGGAGCGAGCGGCGCCGCCAGAATGCCTGAACTCGCCCGTGGGGCTTGAGCGCGATCACCGTCTGCTAGTTTCAGCACGTCCTTGGCCGTGATCGAGTACGTGCCCTGCGCGGGACCGGCCGTCGACTCGATGACGTAGTTCCAGGTAAGCATAGTCGCCGGGTCCTGCCCGACGATGCCGCGCTTGATGCGAAGTGGTGACCCTTTGAGGCTAGGGAACCGCGCACGGAAGCGGCCCCAAAACGATCCTTGCACGAACGGGTTGTATGATCGCTCGTCTAGGTATTTGTCAAAGCCGGCGTCCGTGTGCTGCATATCCTCGAGCGTGACATACACGGACTCACGCTTCCCGAGGTCTTCGCCGGGGTTCAGCTCCTGTGGCGTGACTCGCACCGAGTTCAGGCACGGCAGCCCATCAAACGCCTCGACCTGCGCGCTCGGCCGCATGAAGCGAACCGTCAGCGGCTCGGGGTCAAAGTTCACCACGTCCTGACACGTGCGCCGCGAGTTGAAGCACTTTTTAGTGCCGGTCACACCGAGCACGGCCTCACACGGCGCGGTGCCATAGGTCAACGTGCAAAACGGCACGTCGATTTCGACGATGGTGACGACCTCGAGTGTCATGGCGCTACTCGATGATGCCCTGCACACCGCAATCGAACTGCATCATGCCGTTCGGCCGCTGGTTTGCAGGGTTCACGTCGCCCATCGCCCACACGAATCCAACCTCTTCGGGGTATGCCTCAGGACGCCACGCCCAAAAGAATGCTTTGTGAACGATTGACTGGATGAATGGGTCGATGTCCTCGCGGCACGTCTCCGGGTCGATGTTCTGCATATTGAAGGTTGTTTCATAGAACTTGCGACGGAGCACGCGACCGAGAAACTGGCCGGACTCGCTGCGGCCGGTGGACACCGTGGTTTTCATGCCGAACGGCAACGGAGTATGGCCCACGTAGATGCGCCGCTCGAGCACCAGAATGTTGCCGAGGTACACTGATGCGATTTGCGCCTGGGCAGAACCGGCCGATAGCTGGATGCGCCAAAACCGGTACGTAGCCGGCACGAACTCGTGCATGACGATGCCATTGTCGAGCGGCAAGATCGGCCCCGCTACCGTGGTCCATCCGGTCGTGCCGTCGACAGAGCGCTGTAGTGTGTAGGTCGCGCCACACGTGCCGAGATTGTGACGCGCGATGCCTAGGTAATCAATGGCGACCGCAGCGCCTAAATCGAAGGTGAGTGTCTGCGCCGTCGCATCTACCGCGCGCCAATACAGTGCCGTCACGTCATTTGTTAAGTTGACGGCCGGGAATCCCGCAGCACTTGAGGTCGCGGTCGCACCCTGGATCAGACTTTGCCACCCGATCCGCGGATTGTTGGGCAGCTCTGCCCCTGCAGGTAGCACGATCATCCTATCACCAACTTTGCGCCGTCATCGAGTTCTGATTGGATCGACTCGATGAGCATGCGCACCTGCTTGCCTGAGAACAGCGACGCGGGGTCGAGCCCGCGTAGCGTAACCACCTTCCCGCCGCCCCCGCTACCCGTCCCTGACTGCGGGCCGCCCGACCCGACGTTAGATACGGGGCTCGCGGCCGTCGTGCCCGCGGCGCTCGGAGCGGTCCCGCCGCCATACTGGGCGGAGCGTATCTGCTGGATCTGGGCGAGGCCGGCAGCAGCCATGACGCCCGCCGCGACCGCACCCCACGGCCAGCCGCCGTTGTTCTTGAATGTCTCGATCACCGCAGCCGGCAGCGACACAATTGCTTGCGCGAGCGCCGCCGCCTTGTTGAGTTGGAACATCTTCTTGTTGCCGTTCGCGACGCCAGCCGTCATCTGCACGATGTTGCCCAACAACGTATCCGTCTGCCGATCCCACGACATCGCGTTGAACTTCTCCATCTCGGTCATGCCCTTCTCGCGAATCTCCTTTAGCGCTTTCATGTGCGCCTCCTCGAGATCCTCGCGCAGCGCGCGATAGCCGTCCTCGAGGATGAGCTCCTGCTCGAGCGCCGCCTCGAGGTCCTTCAAGTTCTGCTCATGTTTTGAGATCTCGAGTTCAGTCTCGGTCATCACGCTCTCTTGCAGCACTTCCAGGCGCGATTTTAAATGCTCCTGTAGTTTCTCGAGATCCTTCTTGCGCTGCTCGTCTAACTTCTCCGCTTCCTCATCCATGAAGCCTGCAAGACCGGTGCCCAGCTGCTCGCGCGCAGCCACGGTAGCTTTGGCTGCTTCTTCGGAGCGCGCGGCGACGGCGGCAAAGAACTCCTCCAGCTTCGCACTCGGCATCTCCTGCATGGCGAGCGATTGTAACTCTTCGCGGACTTCACCGACTTTATTGCGCGCCGTCTCACCCATCTCGTGCAGCGCAGCCAGAAAACCGTCGTTCTCGTCGATCAACTCGAACGGAGTGAGCTCGATACCAGGCAGCTCGTTGAGATACTCTATGACCTTGTTTACAACCTCGCGAGAGATGTTCTCGAGCTTCACCATTGCGGTCACAGCTAACTCGACCGTCGACACGAACGCGGCGCCGAAGCCGCGCGCAATGAGTTCTACGCCCTTAAACACAACACGCAGACCCTGCACCACGTCAGCGACTTTAGCGAAGCCACGAATACCGATCTCGGCCGCTTTCTTCGACGCCTCGGCAAACCCGCCGTTGGCCTTAACCATATCATTGAAGCGATTTGCGACCTCTTCCAGAATCGGTGCAAGCGCAATAGTGAGCTGATTGCGCACGCCCTCGATAACGCGGCCCACGCGCTCGAGCGCGTCGGCCGCCGCCTGCACCTGCTCGGCCTCGACATCAGACACCGACAGGCCGAAGTCGTCAACCTCTTGCCGCGCGGCGCGGATCGCGTCGCCGCCCTCGCGCATGAGCGTGGTGAGATCTGCATTCTTGATGCCGAGTTTCCCGAGCGCATCACTCGCCTGCTGCGACGACAGCCCGAGTTCTTGCACACGGTCCGCGATAGCGGCCATGCGCTGATCGACGTCCATCCCAGACAGAGCCGCAGCTGACAACCCGAGCGCGTCGAACGTCTTTTTGGTTTCAGCCACGCCACGCTGAGCCTCGCCGATTTTACGGTCGAGTAGAGCCAGCGCACCGGTAAGCTCGCCGGATTCGACGCCGGCATCCTGCGCCGCAATCTGCATACCACGCAGCCCATCGATGGTGCCTCCGATTGAGCGCGCCATGTCGGACTGCGTGTCGATGAAGTCCATCCCGGTCTTGACCAGACCGGCCGTGATCGCGATGCCAGCAGCACCCGCGGCAAGACCAAGCTTCCCGGCGGACGCTACGAGTTTGAGCATGGCCTTGTCGGCCCGCTCCATCAGGATCGTCGACTGCCCGATGTCGCCCCGGAACTTGTCCGTGACGGCACCGAGCGTGACGGTAAGTGCGCCCAGGCTCGGCATTTACAGCATCTCCCTCAGGCTGTCGAATTCAGACTTAAGCATCGAGCCTACTCGCTCTGGCGGCTTGCTACGCTCTAACCTGAACCAGAACTCGCCGGGTGACATCGCCCAAAACGTCTCCGGCATCAGGCCCCAGCCCCGCGTGGCCAGGTCGTAGCACTCTTCGATCAGCTTGTAGCCACCAGAGCGCTGGGAGGGTTTGGCGCGCCCTCCTTTTCCTTCTCCTCGAGGCTTTCGCCCTTCGACAGCTTCTCTAGCTGCTTCTCCGTGATGTACTGTAGCAAATACAGCACTGAGCCCTGAATGCAGCCCGTGTACACGTTGAGCAGCTTCGGCGGCGAACACATCACGTGCTCCCGGATTGCCTGACGAGTAAACCCAACTTTCTCCTCGGTCGCGAGCCACTCGGCGATCACGGCCGCGATCTTGGTGCGGATGAGCCGCGCCGGATTGGCCATGTCGATCGAGCAGACGAGATCCGCGTTCTTTTCGTAGACACGCTCGACAATCTCGATCACGCGAAACGTGATGTTGAGGGCATGCTCGCCGCCGTCCGGCAGCGGGATGATGACAGACTTCTTGAGTGGCTGAGTCATAGTCGCTCCCTATGACCCGGCTTAGCTCAGGGACTGTGTGACGGGGCCGCTCGACATGAGCTGCGCCGTAAACATCACCGCACCATTGTACTCGGCCGTGAACTCGACGTTACCCAGGAAGAAACCCTCCTGCGCCTCCTCGATGGAGCCGTCCGCATGCAGCACCGACACGTCGAGAAACGCGTCGAGCTTCCACGAGGACAGGAACGCCTGATAGTTGTCCACGGTCGCCACGCCCTCGACCGAGAGGTCGATTGCACGGATCGCGGGTGCGGGCAACAACGTACGATCCCCGTTGCTGTCGTCCGTCGTCACGTCGACCGGCTCGCGCGAATGCGTGGCCGTCTTCGAGCGCACGGCCGCGATGACGATGCCGCCTCTTAGCACTTTCAGTGCTCGGCCATTGTAACCAATCTCGCTCATGACAGGCCCTCCGTTTCGTGCCTAGTAACGTTGTAGTTAGCGGTCAACCGGATCAAGCGGGCCGTGTCGCGCCCGATGTCCTGAATCTCGCCCGCCATCCAGATCCCGACGTAACGATGCGCGCCGATCACTCGAGCGAGTGGATGCGCCAAGATCAGAAAAATCTGCTGGTGCTTCTCGAATGCTTCCGTGTAATCAACAGCACGCACACGCACCTGAATCGTGGGCTGTCGCAAATCAACCGCGTCTACACCCTCGCCACCATCGCCGATGAGCAACGGATCGGGGCCACCCGTATCATACAGCGTGACGACGTTGCGCGGCTCGCTGGGCTCGGTACCGACATGGATTGACCAGTCATCGTTGCCGCCGCGTGTGCCCACAGCCTGCGCAGCCAGAAAATCGGCGATTTCAACGGCCGGCGTCATAGCGTCGCGCGCTCCTGGATGATGGCGAGCATCTCGCTCTGCCGTTCCTTCATCGGGGTCTCGAGGAACTTCGCCTGGCCGACTTCATGGTGCGCCTCGAGGTCCTCGTGCACGGGCGCCGCGTAAACAGCACCAAATCCGACCTCAACGGACTTTTTGCTCTCGCGCCGGGTATAAGCGCTGCCGCGCAAGTTGCCGGTGTCAACCGGACACAACTTCTGTGCCTCGCCTTGCAGGAACAGGCCCGCGGCAAACAGCCCATCGAGTGTCGAGTTCTCGATGTTGGCGATTCGCTCGTTGAGGTTCTCCATGACCTCGCGGAAGCCCGTAACCTTGCCTGCGCTGCTCATTTCAAATACGCCTTGATGAGGGTGTATTGCTGATCGAGCGACGGCGAGCGCGCGACGGCGATGATTTCTTGCACATCGGCCGGCGGATCGTCGTAGCTCTCACCGCGCAAAATCAAGCCCTCCTCCTCGATGTCCTCGGCTAAGTACACGGTGGCAGAGCTGGCAACTTGCCTGCCCTGGGCATCCGTCACAACTTCCACGCTATCTTGCCAGCGTGCCAGAATGACACGCGGGTCGCCGTAGGTCAGGCCACCAAATCCGTCGTTCGCCGCTTTTGGCCAAAACGTAACGGACTCCCGCATGTTATGGTCATAATAGGCGGCGACCACTCAGATGACCTCAACCGTAGCTTTGCCCTTGCCAATGCGCTGCAGACACCCGGTCGTGTCGAGCGCCAAGGCTTTCAACCCGTAACCATTCTCCGCTAGGCCCGCGCCCAACGCCCCCGTGAAGTACGAGCGCGACGCGTCGCCGAGTGAATCGCTTGCAAGGCCGCCCGCGCCGCCTTTAGAGATGTTGTCCATGAGGTACGCGGTGACCCAGCGCACGATAGCCCAATAACGCGCCTCGGTCCACCCGCCTACGCAATGCTCAACCATGAGCACCGCGTCATCCAGGTAAATCTGAATCTGCGCGTCCGTAAAGCCAGACGTCAAGGCCGCCGGTAAGGCGGCCCTGATCTCTACAGGCGTGGGGAGTGCCACGGCTTAGCCCCCGTCGCTGTGCGAAAGCTCCAGCAGCAGGAACTCGCGCGTTCGGTCGACACCCCAGCTCTTGTTCACCTTCACCGCAAACTCCTCGGCGATGATCCGAAGAGCCTGCACATCGGGTGCTTCCCTGACGCGCTGGCGACGAGCCTCGATTGCCAGATCCGCAGCGTCGGCCGCAGCCTCAGCTCCGGGGGCAGGCGTCTCGTCGATGACGACCACGGGTTCGCGCGACGCGTACCCGTGTGGCGGGTAGTTTTCGGCCAGATAGCCGGCCGCCACATACTCCGCGAGGGTCGGGCCGTCCGTTCTCAGGATGACGGTTTCCGCTCCTCCTCCTCCCGCGGCACTCGAACCCGAGGCTCCCTGGGTGCCGGCCGAGGCAGCCGCGTCCTGTTCGGCCTGAGCCGCTTCGGACGGGCTAACCTCGGCGAGCACATTCGAGAAAGCCTTAAGCTCTCGCGCCGTGACCAAGAGAAAATCACCCTTGCGATAACGGACAAGTTTGCCCCCTTCCGCTCGAGCGTGCCCGCGCTTGATCACGCGGGCTTTGATGCGTTGAGACTCAGCCATGGGACGCTCCTATTTGTTGTCTAGTTTTCCCCTTAGCTGCCGACCGTCGCGTGCAGAATGCCGACCCGGCCGTCGAAATCCGCCTTAATGCGCGGTGCGAACGCGGTGAAGACTTGGAAGTAGTTCGTCCAACCGGAACCCGACGCCCACTGCGTCGTGGCCAGGTCCGAACCGACCGCCATATCCACCGATCCGCGAGACAACTCGGCCAACACCACGTCCGGGCCACCCGCATCCGTGCCATGCAGCGCGTCCGCGATCCGGATTTCGGAGATGCGCGGGTCCTCGAGAACGCGGGACCGCAGCGATTTGTCGCTGTTGTCCTTGAAGTCCTCGGCGAACTTGTGGCTGAACTCCGCCGGAATGTACAGCGTGAACGGGCCGAAGTGCCGATGGTCGATCTCCATCACCTGGATCATCTGCAGGATTTCGGAGAGAATCGTCTCACCGCTCGTCCCGACGAGAGCCCAGTCCGTGATCGAGAACGTCGCCTTATCCGGGTGCGTCGTGTAGCCGTACACCTGGTAAACGCGATCACGGCTGCGCGTCACGCCAATTGACGTGCCGTAGAACAGCAACTGCTCGGAAGCACGCGCCACCGCACGCGCCGCCTCGTTGCCGGTCGTGAGATCGAGCGCCGCGCCACGCATGCGCGAGGCCATGAGCACGCGCTCGCCAATGCGGAAACGCTTGCTGATGACCGGAATCGGCGTACCCTCGAGGCCGAACTCTTGGCGGTCCTCTTCGGTTTGCGTCTCGCCATCCATCGTGACTGCCGCGTCCGTGATCTCCGAGCCCGTCTCCCACTCGGAAACGAGAACGCCGAGACCGCCGACCGGGTGCACGAGCCCCGCGCTCTGCAGATCCTCGACGCCGATCAAGCGCTCACGCGCCGATTCGAGCAACTGCAGCTCGAGCTCGACCCACTCCTCCTTGCGGAGCGTGGCATTCGTGACGACGCCGGTGGCAAGGCGTTTTTCCTTGTAGGTCCACTGACGGTCTTTGTTGCGCCGACCGGTGTTGTAGGCGATGACCGGGGTGCCACGCTCGTTGATGTACGGACGCTGGGCGAGAATCTTGTTCTCGGTCTCCAGGCCCGAACCGAGCAGCATCTGAACTTGAACTCCGTAATCCATTGCAAGGACTCCTGTAAAGGGTGAAAGTTTCCCGATGCTGCTGGGTTAGTTGGCCGACGCCGCTGCTTTACCGAGCATGATTTCGACGCGAATGCGAAGAGCGCCCGCCGTGGCATTGACCGCCTCGAGCGCACGGCCGACCACGAACGAGGTCGAACCCGCCACCTTGAGCTGGCCGTTGCCGTTGCTCGTGAGCAGCGCACCCTTCGCCACGTTCTGGCCCGATGCCAGAATCATGTAGGCCCAGTCACCGTTGCGGAACACGCTGTAGAGCACCTGGTCGTTCTGCGCGTAGGCGTCGTCGATGCCGCGACCGGTCAGGTCGAACTCGCGGGCGATGAGGCCCTCGGCGAGGTTGTCGGCTTGGTTGTGGACGAGCACTTCGCCATCGGCCGTGGGGCCGCGAAGCAGGTGGCCGGGCGTGATCGCGCCGCCCGCTTTCGCTTCGTGCTGCGACGGCACGTTCTGCCCGCCGAGAGTGATCGTCTTCGGATCGGTTGCGCTGGTCATGGTCGGAATCTCCTGATCTTAAAGTCGGTGTAGAGGGCTGGTGGTTTGGCCTGCGCTTACTTGGCCGCCGCCTTTTTCGGGGCGAGCAAGAGCGCGGCGCTCATGCCCATCGGCGCGGTCCCTTCCACATCGTCCGCGTTCGAGGCGAACCGACCCTGGCCGCTGTAGTCGGCCGGGCGCTGTGCGGCGGCGAGCTTACCGAGGACCTTCACGTCCATGGCCTCGAGATCCGCACGCTCGAGCACGTTGCTGTCGTTCGACATCAACTGATCGATGAGCGACGCACGCGACGCGGCGGCATTCACGACCTCGATGATGCCCTTGCCGGCCTTGACATCTTTCACGTCTTGGGCCAGGTTGGTGACGGTCGTGGTGAGCGTACCGAGCGCGTCGGTGATGGTCTTGAGCGCCGCGTTGACCGCAGTTGCCTGAGCCGCCGCGGGACCCGCTGCAGCCGCAGCCTTGTCCGCAGCCGCCTTGGCAGCCATTTCCTCATCGGACGGGGCGGGGGTTTCCTCTTCCTCGTTCACCTTGCCCATGGCCTCGAGCAGCACCTTGACCACGTTGCGCTGCTCGTCGTCCATCTCTTGGATGGCCTTGAGCTGCTTCGCGGTGATCTGCTCGTTGGTGTGAAGCTCGGTCGCCATCTTGACGACATCGACCTCCTTCTTGCCCTTGACACCCATTGCCGTGGCGAGCACAGCGAGAGCTTTCTGCAGATTCATCTCGTCTTCCTCTGCGCTATGCGCGCATTTTTGGCACTGACAGTTGTTAACTCGGGGTGCGCCGCAGCCGTCAGCTACACTGCATGCGCCGATTTGCTTCGGTAGGAGCGCCAGATGGTCGGGCCGTATGTTCACGTGAACATACCGGTAACGCTTCTGCTTGTGCACTCCCTCTTCGGCCAGCGCATCGGCGATGTAACCGGTGCTGACCTCGACCGTCTTCTCGCCGGCCTCCATAGCCTGGAGCGTGGAGCCCTCACCGAGCGCATCCATCGCCTCGGGATCGATCCACAACTCACTTTTGAGCTTGTCGTCCTCGTAGATCGAGTTGAACAGGAAGCCCACTCGACGCTCGAAGATATCCGGCCGCGACGAGACCAGCACATTTTGGCCGTTCTCCTCGGGGTGATAGACGACGACCGGGCGCCCGTCCCATGATTTCACGCTAGCTTGCCATTCACGAGTCGGGACGATTGACTCGTTCATGACGGTATCGGCCGCCATGATAACCGGAATCACAACGTGTTCGCGATCCTCGAATTGTTCACGACGAACTGCGGCCGACACGTTTGCGTGGAGCTTTACGCTCTGCATGCGTTGTGTCGGCTTCGTCATCTGAGTTCTAGACCTCGCGCATCTTCAATCTTCGGAATCCAAGCGCATCGGCAGTTGGGGTGTCGCGGTAGCATGTTCCTCGCTTCTTCAATCGTGAGCTCCTTGCCCGCTAGCTCCTCACAAAGCTCGCAAACTAGGCCGTCCCCGGTTGTCAGCCATTCGGCCTCGACCCCTACGCCCAAAACTCCAGCCTCCTGGTACGTGTTGAGCGACGATTCCGCATGAGCCGAGATGACCTCGGTGCGTGCGATCATGCGTGCGCGGTTGAGTCCGATGTCTACTTCACGATTCAGGTCCCTTGCTATCTGACGTGGGCTCTGCCCTTCGGCGAGGGCTAAGGATAGCACGCGAGAGATACGCGCGTCCATGGATTGGGTGATGCCCGCCAGTCCACTATAGGTTCTGGTGTAAATGAGCCCGACCCTATCAGCATGCACCGGACGCAGGAACGCGGAACTGACCCAGCGATCGCTTACACTGGCGCCGGCTTTTTGCAGCTGCCCGACACTCTGACGTATGCCACGACGATATGCCGTATCGATGTACAGATTGCTCCAAGCCGTCTGGGCCGCCGCCTCTATGGGTATGCCGGGCGCGACGGACAAGATTTCTTTCGACTCCTGCGAGCGCAACCAGGCCATGAAGGAGCGCACCTTGTCGGTGCTGCGCGGAAAGTCGAACTGGCGGCGATTCGCGATGGTCGTCCGAGCCCCTACAACCTGTGCGACGGCGATACCGATGATGCCAGTACCGGTAACCAGGCCGAACCCGTCGTCGTCCACGATCGCGCTACGGATAAGGCCCAGCAGCACCGAAAAGCGGCGGCGCAGATCGGCCTCGAACTTGCGCCGAACGAGTGCCGTCTTGGTGGGGTCGAGTTTGCCCGACGCGACGCGCGCTCGAGTCTGCTTATCGGCTACCGTCGCGTGGGTGTGTAGATGGTCATGCACGTTTCCACATCCTTTCCAGGATCTCGACAGCCACGGTAAAGCTGTGCGCTCCGGTGTATTCGGTTGCCTTGAGCGTCTCGCGTGAGAACATCTGCGCCGTGTGGTAAGCTTTCATGGTCCACGCGCTCGACATCTCGAGGATGAGCGGTCGGTTGTCGGCATCGAACACGACATCATACGCCATCCAATCGGTGTTGAGTTCCGCGCTGGCCTCGATGCACAGCCGTGCCGCGGCGAGCTCGCGTTCCGAGTTCAGCGTCAGCGGCGAGTGATCACCCGAGCCCGACGCCGTGAAACCGCCGGGCCGCACGCGGCGCACGAGGCCGTAGATGTAGTCGCCGGTCACGCACACCCGGTAATCGCAGTCGTTGTCCGGTATGAACTGCTGCCAGTAAACGTAGCCGTATTGCTTGCGACCATACACGGTCTCGATGCCGGGCGCGCGGAACGCGGCGTCGATCTCGGCCAGCGCTTGGCGCTCGGTGCGGATCAAGCGCACGCACTTGCTGGCCGATCCGTCAACGGCCTTGCTCACGAATGGGAAGCCGAGTTCCCCGATCCGGTCGCGTGCGTTGTTGGCGTCCGTGATCATGAGAGTTTTCGGCATCCAGCGGCCCAGGACCTCGAGCTGCGCGCCCTTGTCATCGTACCAGCGCGCCTCGCGCAGCGTCGGCAGAGTGATGACCCCGCGCGTATTCAGCTCTTCCACGATTCGCTTGCTCACGTCGCGCTGCTGGCCCTGCTGGTCGAGCCGCACGAAGGCAGCACCGTTGTGCACTGAGCGCGAGTGCGTAAACGTCGTGCAGAATACGTTGCGCTTCATCGCTGCTCGAGCGAACTCGTTGCCCCAGCCTTTGGGATCGGCGTACGCCCGGAAGCGCATCCGCATGTTGCGCGCGACGACGGTCCGCGCCCTCACGATCGTGATTTCCTTGCCGTCCCACGCATCCTTCATCCATGACGCTGCGATGCCGCCATTCCACGGCTTGACGTCACCGGGGAAGAACAGGACGCGCATGTTTGTGGGCGGGACCTTGAAGCCCTGGTGCAGCCGGACCACGCGCGGGCTGTGGTAGTAGACGCCATCGGCCTCGCCCCAAGTGCGCTCGCCCTTGCCCAGGATCATCGAAATCGCGGCCTGGTCCGAGCCCACGTACAACTTGCGCGAGGCGGTCGCCACGCCCGTGGGGTCGCGGCTGAACTCTTCCCACACTTTGACGCGAGCCCCGGCGCGCAACATCTGCAGCCCGCCGTTGTAGGGCCGAATAGCGGCCGTGCCGTTGAAGATTCGAAACTCGCTGTCGCGCGTAAACAGGTCGTCCATGTTGCGTAGCGCGATCATGTCCGCGTCCATCTGTACGATCCACTCAGCGCCGAAGATTTCAGCCGCGTCCGGATGGTACAGCGCGAGCCGGCGATAGCACTGCGGGGCACCGGTCCGCTCGCCCCAGCCCGCAATCTTGACCTCCTCGAAGAAGCCCGGCGGCTTAATGATGCGAATGTCGGGGTCGATGCCCTCGGGCGTGTCAGTCACGCACGCCAACTCGTGCGGGATCGTGAGCTTGCCGCGCAGCTGTCGCGCCCAGCCGTTGATTTTGGCCGCGCTGTACTCGTGGCGTGGCGGGTTCTGCTGCCACAGCCACGTCATAAACAGAGTTCGCTCGCTCACAGGGAGATCTCCTTCCACTTGAACCGGATCGGGTCGTGCGGCACGGTATCACCGGACGCGAGCTTACGTTCTCGCCGCCGCAGCCATTCCGCGGTGTCGCGGTCCAAATCGTGCGTGTTGGCGCCCTTCACATTGTAGTGCGAATAGCGGTACATTCGCGCCGAGTGGATGCGCTCGAACTTCGCGACCCCGGCCACCGCATCGAGGAACTCCTTATCGCCGCCGTAGCAGCCACAGTAGTCCTCGTCATAGCCGCCCACTTTCCAGTACGTCGAGTGGTGGATGAGCAACTGATTGTACGGGCCTTTCGGCCTATCCTGCTCGAGCAGCACCGAATGCATGCGCACACCGACCGGCTTATAGAACCGATTGCTTTTAAGCTTATAGCGCATCATCGCGAGCATGTCAGCGCTCAGGCATACGCGGTCGATGTCGGTGACGAGCAGCCAGCCGCGACCTGCGACCTGCGCGCCGAGATTACGCGCGCCGTGCTGATTCCAGTCGATGTCGGTCGTGATCCGCAGCAGGGTCACGCGCCGCAGAATGTTCGCCGGTAGCGTGCGCAGGATCTCCTCGGGCCGCTCCTCCTCGGGGCTGAAATCGTCGACCAGGATGATGCGCAGATTGTCGATGACCTGCTTTTCGTAGCGCTGCCAGTTGTCGACGTGCACGCGGATCATCGGCGCGTTGCGATAGTACGGGATCACATGCGTGATCGGGATGAGCGGTCGCTTGAGCGACTCAGCCTTGCTCACAAACGAACGCGCCAACAGGCATGCGGGACCGTGCGCCCCGGCGGGCCTTCCCCGACCTCGCGCTCGAAATACTCGTCACAAGCCTGCTTGACGCCGGGCCAGCCGTAGTCGTCACCGGCCAGCACGCCGCCGGGACGCACTTTCGGAGCCCACGCGTGAATGTCCGCCAACACGTCCTCGTACACGTGCGAGCCGTCGATGAGCACCAGGTCGAGCGAGCCATCCGGGTACAGGGGCGCGGCCTCGAGCGACAGCATCCGCACGGGCGTGATGACGCGCATGACCGGCGCCATGTTCTTGAGGAACGCCTCATACAGGCCCTTCACCTGCTTGTGTTTCAAGTCCGGGCCGCCGTCGCTCCACGGGTCCACGCAATCGAACCAGATGTGCTTACCGGAGTTGATGATCTCGACCGCCATGAGCGCGGACGACTTGCCGTACCACGAGCCGATCTCGACGAAGCGCGCGCCTTGACGGGCCTCTTTCACTGCGTCGAAATAGAACGATCTAAACGACGCCCAGCCCTTGACGCCATTGAAGAAGTGCTCCACGTGAAATGCTCCCTATAAGTCGATCTGCCCCGTAACTTCGCCCGCGGTGACGTAGCCGTGCCACCCGCAGTTCTCCGGCCTCAGCTTGTCGCGCTTCGCGAAGATCGACGGCGAGAGCGTGAGGTCCTCAAAAGTCGTACCCGTGCGCTGCCAGCCACCCTCACTCGGCCGTCCCGGAATGCCCTCCTCGGGCGGATTGCGGAACGGGATGGATCGGCGCTTACCACAACCACACGGGCAATCGAACTCGACGCCGGCCGTGTAGCGCGGAATGTTGTCGATGTCGGCCTCGCCGTTAGTGCCGGGCGGTCGATAGCCGATGCCCTCGCCGCCCCCGTGCAGCCACTCGGGGTTTAAGTCCGTTAGCCTCATCGCTCGACCACCGACGCGCGCCATGACGACTCGTCGACCAGCTCCTCGAAAATTTCCGGCCCCAGCTCGATGGCACCGCGGTACGGCTGCACGGCCGCGAGATCCACGCCCTCGTGGCTGTACGAAAGCGTGATGTGCGGGGTGTAGTCCGCCCAATCCCACGACGCGCCGCAGTCCTTGATGCAGCGATGGCGCCACGACAGGTCCGAACTCACAAACATGAGCACCACGGCACCCTTATCGCCCAGTGCTTCGACCACACGCGGGCCGCCGGCCTTGATCGTGAGATTGCCTTTCTTCCACTCTTGGAAGTCGTGGCCGCCGCCCATCCCGCCCCAGCCCTCGTCGACTTTCATCCAGTCGATCGGCTGCCGGCTGTAGGCAATCGTCACGTGCATCTTGTCGGCGAGCGTCGTATCGAAGCCCTGCGACTTGGCCCACGCTGCGATCTCGCGCCAGTTGAGCACATCACGCTTGACATACAGCGGCCGAGGCGTGGCATTGACCACAAGATCCGCGACGTTTACGCGCGCGTTCGCGGCCGTGAGCTGCGCGGCCAGCTCCTCGACGACCGGCTCATCTAAATCACCCAGTTGATCGGTGCCCAGCGGCTCGCCCGTCTCGGGCACGGGCTCGAGTCCGAGGAACTTGGTCCGGAACTCCTCGGGCGGCACCACCAGCTCCGCGCCGGGGGTGCTCAGGTATTTCTGCAGAGCGCCGGCCTTGGTGTCGCCGATGATTGCGCGGTTTTCCTCGCCCAGCGTATCGGAGTCGGGCCACGTGACCTCGTATCGCCCGCCCTTAGGCGGCGGCAAGCAGCCGTAGCGGATCAGCTTGTCGAGCGTCGGGCGGATCAGGTTCGGCGTCACGTGCTGCTCGCGGCGCTCGGCCACGCGCGCGCTCCAGTTGTTTTCGTCCTGCGATGATGCAAGCTCACCCTGCTCACTTCCGAGCAGGATGCGCTTCGGGATGCCGGTCGCACCAGCGATGATTTCGAGCTGCTTGTCGATGGCGCCGCTCGGGTCATCCGTCTCTGCCGCGATGTTCTGCGGCTCGACGCCGCGCACACGCAACCAACGCCGCAGCCTGTGCTGCATCTCCTCGATTTGGCCCTCGAGTTCGGCCTTGTCGGCCGGGTCCCACTCGAGTTCGGGGTCGGCTTTCAGCGCCCACAGGCCCGCGGCATTCTGCCACCAAACCTCAGCGCTACCGCCCAGTAGCTTGTCGATGTCCATGAGCCGATTGAACACGCGCTCCAGACGCGGCAGACCGATGCTGTCATCATCGAGCGGCTTCTCGGCGATGTGCAAGGCGCGCGTCCAGTGCACACGGACCTGCGTGCTCACGCCACCGATGCCCACGCCCGAGCGCGAGCTGCCAATCGTGACGTTGTAGACCTCGGGACGACCGAACCGCGGATTGGCCGGGTCGTTCTCCCACTTCGACACCGGGGCCGTGACCTCGCCGTGCGGCTTGAGATACAGCAGGTTGTATTTGGTGCCGCGCGCCGGCTGCCACATCTGCTCCGCGCCGTCGAACCCGAACAGCAGCACCGCATAATGGCCCTGCTGCGACAGGCGATCGGCTCGAGCGAGCTTGCCCCACACCTTGACTTTCTCGTCCAGCTCCCACAACGCATCGGCGAACGCGCCGCCGTCCTCCTCCTGCGAGGAGATCGCGGGGGGCTCGCGCCACGTGGCATCGGGGTACGCGTCGCACAGCCGCCCGGAGATGTCCTGCCGCAAATAGACGCTGAGGTAATCCTCGGGCGTGATGTCGCGCGGGTAGCCGCACGTCTCGTACAGGTCCCGCATCCCGCCGTGCGACAGGCCCGCTTGCTGGCTCATGAGCGCCCGGCGCACCAAGGCACCGGAAACCTCGCCCGCCATCATGCGCAGCTGGCCCAGCTCCTCGTCGCGCAGCTTGCGGACGTTCGCGCGGGTTTCCTTCTTATCGGCACTCATCGTGATCTCCTCGCACCGGGTTCCACCGGTAAAACTGAGCCAGCGGGTAGGTTTTCAGCAAGGCCAGCGTCGGGCGCGACAGAGCTTGGCCCTGCTGCTTTTGCACGGAGTACAAGCGATCCCGTATTTGGTGTGGTTGAGTTCGAGGCGTGCCGAATCTTGACTGGCATTGCACATTCTCGGATACTCCGCACTCCGCACTCCGCACACGGGATCGCTTCACTTAAGGGCGCTGTTCGCTCGCGTGGCACCTAGCTTTACGGGACGTGCGTTACCGAGACACCACCGGGCGCCGGGCGAGCCGGAATCGGAACGTCCGTGCTGTCCTGCGCAGGATCGGACACTTGATCGTAGATGTCCTCCCACGTGACCTGCGCCTCGTATGCGCCGGGCGGCACGTTTCCGACGACGCGCTCCGTGACGTTCGGCAGATTCAGCTCACTGCCAACCTCGGTCCAGGTCTGCGCACCCACGATGCGCGTGTATGCGCGCCAGCCGCGCAGCTCCGTCAACGGGTCGAACGGCGACCCATCTTCACGCACCACCGGGTGCGCCACTGCGATTCTCAAGTTTCCCATAACTCCTCCTATGGAGATGAACGACAAAACAACCGAACCACGCGCTGGCCGTGCGGGGCAACCCGCCAGCCACCACGGCCAACGCATCAGCCATAACCACCAGCGCCACAGCAACAGCAGCCAACGCAAGAACCTCACGGCGCGCTGCACTCAGCGAACAGCGCAAACTCACCATCCTGCAAGCCGCCCAACAACTGCACGTCCTCGATGGCCACGAGATGCAGCGTGTGCGGCAGTTGGTCCGTGGGCAGCACGCCGCGCACGTATTGCTCCTGGTCGCACATCGCCCCACTGCGGACCGTGCCGGCCTCGGCAAACAGCACTTGATTCCTGACGGTGAACACCAACCACGCGAGCCCTGACGCCTCAGGATTGACCTGCATCTGCTCAAGCGAAGTCGGCGCACCGGGCGTCGGATCTGCAACGCCGAACGCTTGATTCGAGAACACCGACTCCTCGCCCCCGGTGTTGAACGCGGTCGCCACGAAGTAGTACGAGCCTTGCGGCAACAGCAACGTGTGTTTGACCTGAGTCGAGCTGTTGAGCGTCACCGAGTTCGCATAGGGGCCGCCCGACGTGGTGCCCCAAAACAGCT